GGGATGCCTGTACCAATTTTACAGGGGGGGATCTAAATTTTCCCGATGGCTCTGTAACGCCGGATATAGAAGATACCCCCCCTTATGAAAAGGGTACCCCTGAAAAGTGAGTACTGTAACATTATGTTACAGTGCAAATGTACCAAAGTTATAGTGCTACGTAACAGTGATACAGAGCAAGAGTACTGTAACATGATGTTACAGTACAAGTAACAGTGTTACGGCAAGGATAGAAAATGACGGATGCTCAGAGAGAGATATATGTAGTGATAGAGGGCTGGTGGAATAAGTTTGGTTATGGGCCGTCTATAGACAATATTATGCTTGTGACTGGGGACAAGGGCCGTGGGAATGTGCATAGGAAGATCAAGGCGTTGCTGAAGGCTGGCTACTTGAAAGGTCGGCCTAGGGCGCCGAGGTCTGTGAGGCCGTCGTATATGCGGGTTCACAAAGTCGTTAAGTGAAGATATTAGAGATCCTTGATGCTCTTCCTGAAGGGGAGAGGGAGTCTTTAGTTCAGATGGCTCTACAGTATCAAGAGGCCATGTCTAGGGAGGCGGGGCAGAAGCAGTTCTTGTCCTTTGTGAAGACGATGTGGCCGGGGTTTATTAGTGGCCGACATCATGCTGTCATGGCAAAGAAGTTTGAAGAGATCGCTGAGGGGAAGCTAAAGAGGCTGATCATCAATATGCCGCCTCGACATACAAAGTCAGAGTTTGCTTCTTTCTTGTTGCCGGCGTGGTTTTTGGGAAGGTTCCCAGATAAGAAGATCATCCAGACTTCCCATACGGCAGAACTTGCTGTCGGATTTGGTCGGAAAGTTAGAAACCTGGTTGATAGCGACGCGTATGCAAAAGTCTTCCCTAATGTAGCCCTACGGCATGACTCCAAAGCGGCTGGACGATGGTCTACTAATAAGAGCGGGGAATACTTTGCTATTGGTATCGGGGGTGCTGTAACAGGTAAAGGGGCGGATCTACTGATTATTGACGATCCACACTCGGAGCAAGAGGCTGCTTTAGCCGAGATCAACCCTGAGATCTACGATAAAACGTATGAATGGTTTACCTCTGGTCCTCGTCAGAGGTTACAGCCTGGCGGGTCCATAGTCGTCGTTATGACTCGATGGTCGAAGAAAGATTTAACCGGCCAAGTCTTAAAAGCAAGCGCCCAGAGAGAGGGGGATGAGTGGGAAGTTATCGAGTTCCCCGCGATTCTTCCGTCTAAAAAGCCTCTATGGCCTGAGTTCTGGCCGTTAGAAGAGCTACAAGCACTTAGAAATGAGCTGCCAAACTCTAAATGGATGGCGCAGTATCAACAAAATCCGACGTCAGAGTCGGCTGCGATCATCAAAAGAGAGTGGTGGAGGACATGGATACACGATGACCCTCCTCAGTGTGACTACACATTGATGTCTTGGGACACGGCGTTTGAAGCAAACAACCGAGCTGACTACTCGGCCTGTACTTTATGGGGGATATTTGATCATCCAGACGAGACTGGCACCCCTCAGTCGAACATTATTCTTCTAAACGCCTTTAGAGACAGGATGGAATTCCCTGAATTGAAGAAAAGGGCGATTCAGAATTACAAAGATTGGGAGCCAGACTCAGTAATTATTGAGAAAAAGGCGTCAGGTGCCCCGTTGATTTATGAGTTACGGGCCATGGGTATCCCTGTACAAGAATTTACCCCTGTCCGGGGGAACGACAAGATAACAAGACTTAATGCCGTATCAGATATTTTTGCTTCTGGGAGAGTTTGGGCGCCGACTACGCGTTGGGCCGAAGAAGTTGTAGATGAAGTAGCGGCATTTCCTGCTGGAGAACATGACGACTATGTAGACGCAACGTCTCTTGCCATCATGAGGTTTCGTAAAGGGGGCTTTATCCGTACACTATTAGATCAAGAGGACGACCCTCCCACACTTAGACGGCGAAACGAGCCGTATTACTGAGGAATAAGACATGGCTATCGAAAAAGCACTGAACCAAGCGCCCCTTGGAATGGGTACGGACATGATGGAAGATCAAGAGCCGGCTATTGAAATTGAGATTGAAGATCCAGAGTCCGTAAAGATTGGGATTGGCGATCTGGAGATTGAGTTTGAGAAGCAGGAAATGTCTGATGAAGACTTTAACTCTAATCTGGCTGAGTCAATGGACTCAGAAGCCTTAGCGACTATCGCCGGAGAACTCATTGGCGACTACGACGACGACATTTCGTCTCGTAAAGACTGGATACAGACCTATGTAGACGGCCTAGAACTTCTCGGAATGAAGATTGAAGAGCGGGCTGAGCCGTGGGAAGGCGCGTGTGGTGTGTATCACCCGTTACTTTCTGAAGCCTTGGTGAAATTTCAGGCAGAAACCATGATGTCCACGTTTCCTGCCTCGGGCCCGGTCAAAACACAGATCGTCGGCAAAGAGACGCCAGAGAAAAAAGAAGCTGCAAAGCGCGTTCAAGACGATATGAACTATCAGTTGATGGACGTAATGAAAGAATATCGTCCAGAACATGAGAGGATGCTCTGGGGCCTGGGGCTTTCTGGTAATGCGTTCAAAAAGGTCTATTACGACCCAAATATTGAGCGACAAGTTTCGTTGTTTGTCCCGGCAGAAGACATTGTTGTTCCCTATGGAGCCTCTGATCTTGAGTCTGCCGAGCGCGTAACCCACGTTATGCGGAAAACAGAGAATGAATTGCGGCGCCTTCAAGTCTCTGGTTTTTATGCAGACGTAGATCTCGGTCCGCCGAACAATATTCTCGACGAAGTAGAGAAGAAGATCGCTGAGAAGCTGGGATTTAGAGCGACGAGTGACTCGCGATACAAGATTCTTGAAATGCACGTGGAGTTAGACCTCGCTGGCCACGAACACCGTGACGATAAAGGCGAACTAACAGGTATCGCTCTTCCATATGTTGTAACTATTGAGAAGGGATCGAACACAATCCTGGCGATTCGTCGTAACTGGGAGCCCGATGATGAGACGTATCAAAAACGACAACATTTTGTTCATTACGGATACGTTCCGGGCTTTGGGTTTTACTATTTCGGTCTTATTCACCTTGTTGGTGCTTTTGCCAAGTCTGGTACTTCTCTCATTCGTCAGTTGGTTGATGCTGGAACACTATCGAATCTGCCGGGAGGCTTTAAAGCGCGGGGTCTGCGCGTTAAAGGCGATGACACACCGATAGCGCCAGGCGAGTTCCGTGACGTAGATGTCCCATCAGGTTCTATTAAAGATAACCTGATGCCGCTGCCGTACAAAGAGCCAAGTCAAACTCTGTATCAATTGTTCAATACGATCATTGAAGAGGGCCGTAGGTTTGCAAATACCGCAGACCTTCAGATCTCTGATATGTCTGCCCAGGCTCCGGTAGGAACTACGCTGGCAATCCTTGAGCGCACACTCAAAACCATGTCGGCAGTCCAGGCCCGCGTTCATTACTCGATGAAGCAGGAGCTTGGGTTACTCAAGCAGATCATCGCGGCATACACACCTGATGAATACAGCTATGAACCTGTAGACGGACATCGCAGGGCGAAGAAAGCAGACTATGACGATGTTGATGTCATCCCGGTATCCGATCCAAACGCGTCAACGATGGCGCAGAAGATCGTTCAGTATCAGGCGGTCATGCAATTGGCGCAGGCGGCTCCCAATCTCTATAACCTTCCGCTTCTTCACAGGCAGATGCTCGACGTACTAGGGATTAAAGACGCGCAGAAGTTAGTCCCCATGGACGAAGATCAGAAGCCAGAAGATCCTGTTACAGAGAATCAAAACATTCTTCGCAGCAAGCCAGTGAAGGCGTTTATGTACCAGGACCACAGAGCGCACATCACGGTCCACATGTCTGCTATGCAAGACCCAATGATCCAGCAGCTCTTAAAAGACAATCCTGCTGCCGGACAGATGCAAGCGGCCATGATGAATCACATCAATGAGCACCTTGGCATGGAGTATCGCAAGCAGATTGAATTGCAGCTTGGATTCAATCTGCCGCCGACACAAGACGAAGCTGGTGATGACATTCACATTAATCCAGAAGTCGAAGCCCGTCTTGCCCCGATGTTGGCTCAAGCCGCACAAAGATTACTGGCACAAAACCAGGCGCAAGTTGCACAACAACAAGCGCAGCAGCAGGCCCAAGATCCGATCATACAAATGCAGCAACAAGAGCTTGCAATTAAACAGGCCGAGGTACAACGCAAGGCCCAGAAAGATCAAGCAGACATTGATCTACGTAAACGCCAGCAGGAGATCGAGGCTGGCCGCATCATCGCCCAGAACGAAATGGCAAAACAAAAACTCCAGGTTGATCAACAAATGGAGGCCATTAAAGCTGCGGCAGAAATGCGTGATGGCAGAGAGAAAGAAATCATTCGTCTTGGTGCTGATATTGCCAAGCAGCTCTCTAGCCAGGCGCATCAGAAAGAATTGCAACGTCAACCACAACCAAAGGTTAAGTAATGGATGCACTCGACATAATAGTTGAACAAACCGACGAGAAGGTCGAGCAATTAAAGAATCACTTGGCAGAAGGCAAGTGTGAGTCGTTTGAAGAGTACAAAAGAATTTGCGGTGAGATCCGGGGTCTGCTCATCGCAAGGGGGTACACATTAGACCTCAAACAAAAGATGGAGAACTCGGATGAGTAGTCTGTTAATCGGTACAAATCCCGATCAACCCCAGGTTGTAGGCTCGATTGACCTAGAAGCAACAAACGAAGAGAAGGCAAGGCAGTTACCTAAACCATCTGGATACCGCATCTTGTGCGCGATTCCAGACATAGAGAAAGAGTATGAAAGCGGTTTAGTAAAAGCAGATACAACAATTCATTTTGAAGAGTTGTTGACCACGGTCCTATTTGTAGTTGATATGGGGCCAGATTGTTATAAAGACCCGACCCGTTTCCCGACTGGTGCCTGGTGCAAACAAGGCGACTTTGTACTCGTCCGCCCCAATGCAGGAACCAGAGTTGTTATTCATGGCAAAGAGTTTCGCCTGATTAACGATGACTCGGTAGAAGCGGTTGTTCAAGACCCACGCGGCA